TCACTGGGATGCGCTTCCAGTCGTAAACGACCGGGCCTTCCAGGATCTGCGTGCCGTCCATCTTCATCCACAGCACTTTCCACTCGATCGTCTCGCGAGTGCGAACGACGCGCTGCGCGCCGGTTTCAATCGTCTGGTTGGTGTCGTCCAGGTGCTTTTCGAGCGCGATCAGCGCAGCGTCATACTCTTTGACTTCGCCATCGCTCATAAGTGCGATTTTCTTCAACGTCGGGATACGCTCGAAGTATTCTGCGACGCGCACCTCCTGGTCCGTGAACCAACCGTAGCTGTCGCGGGAGAAGTTGAAGCTAACTCCCGGGTTGCCGCGATAGAGCGCCATGAACTTGTCGCGCGAGATGCGATCGGCGACCATGCACTTCATCGCGTCCCCGGCGCACGGATCGTTGCACTCGGGGTCCCAGACCACGCATTGCGGGTTCGGGATATCGAAGATCCGCAGGACTTGATCGAACGCACCCTTGTGGGTGCCTTCGGTCATGTACACCGGCATCACGCGCCACGCGCCGAAGCCGCCGGCCACCGCGTATTTGTACTGGCCCTTGTAGATCTGCTCGGCGCGACTTTGCTGCTCGATCGAGCGGCATAGACCGCCCAGGATGTCGGCGACAGCTTCCTTCGCCCCGGCTGAGGCAGCGCGCACCTTGCCGGCCGGCTTCACCTGCCGCATGTCGGACACGGCGATGTTCACCGAGCCGATGACTCGATTGAACGTGTAGCACGGCTTCCCGCGCCGCGCTTCCAGGACGACGGGGTCCCACTGCCCCATCGCTTCCGAGTTATAGACGAAGTTGAGGTCTTCGGAATTCATCCGGCGGTTTTCTTCAAACGCACCGATGCCCTCGTCGTAAAACTTACGCGAGCGCGCGAGCAGCGGCCCGTTGGAGCCGTCAACTGCGTTCACATCCTCGTAGCCAGGGAGGTTCGAGCGCACGTCTGGCGCCACCTCTCCGATCAGGCCTGGGACGTTGCCCGTAAGTTGCATCGACGATTCCATTACCTAGCCTCTGCGCGCTTCAAGTCGGCAGTTCTTCGATCACCGCACGGTTGCCGTCGCCAACGAATGCGCCGCCCCAGGTGTTGGGATCCAGCAATATCGGGGCGCCCGCCGGCTTCCACTTCTTGTTCCCGTCCAACGCTTCCTGCTTGATGCGCAGCACCTGCCGCACGTTCGCGTTCCGGAAGGTGACGTTCTCGCCTTTACCCTTGCGCTCAACCACCAGATTGCGCAGGTTGTACGCAACGTGGACGGAGTAGATGCCGAGCGGCTCGCGAGTCCGCACATCCAGATCCTGGGGTACGTCCTGTGGCTCGAACTTCCACACCTTGATCATGGGCGGCTCACCTTCGCCCTTGTGTTTGGAATCCGGCACTTCGCGCAAGGTCTGCTGACGCAGCCGTAAGCCCTCGATGTGCCGTACTTGAATTTGTGTCGCCATATCTACTCACCTCACCAATTGATCAACCGGACCAGACCGCGGGCGGTGTCCAGTGAAACCAGGGCAGTCCGTCCGGAGACGATGCAGGTTCAACTATCGCCCGTTCGCGCCCGCTCACCCAGAAGTAGCGGATCGCGCTCATCAAATGATCGTTCTTCTTCACGACCTTGCCGTTCTCATCGCGCCGATAGACGCGGTACTCGCTGAAAGTGTTGCGGCAGCTGGCGAAGACCTTCAGCTTGCCGAAACTGAACGCTTGCCACAGCTCGCCGAGTCCAGACTCCAGGGAGTTATCAGCGGCTTCGATATCGAGACCGAGATCGACGTAATCGTCTAGCAGCCGCGATCCGTCCTTCTGGTTGCGCCCGCGCGCGGCGGGGTCAATAACCCCAGGGATCCAAGCGCCTCGCTCGCGGATCGACAGAGCGTGCACGGCGGGTTCTGCTTGCCCGCGGTAGTGCTCCGAATACAGGTACCAGACTTTATCGGACGGGTTCTGAGCGAACCATGCCACCGCAGTACGGTTCCAGCCTACGTCCATGCCGTAGCCCTTCTTCCAGTGCTGAGGGATCTCGAAATCATCAACCCGGATATCCGCTTCCGGTACCTGGAAGATGGCGCCTGGACCCAGATCCGGAACGCCCGTCGATCGCGAGGCGCGCTGCCAGGGCGGAACGCTGGCCAGGATGCTGGCCTGTTGATCTACAGTCAGATGCGGCACATCTGACCATGAGACCATCACGGCGGCCTTACTCATCTTCCGCGCCCTCAGGTGGCGCTTGCCACGAAGCCGCCTCTACCACGTCAGGAGCGGGCGCCAGATGCGGCATGAACTGCAGCATCAGGTCCGTGAGCCCTCGTAGCGGAGTAGCGGTCAAAATCAGACGACCATTGGTGGTCATCAACCGCAGCAGGCACTCCGTGTAGATCTCCAGATCCGGCTCTTCATCGAGATGGATCAGATCGTTGGCAGTACCCTGGAACGCCTCGCGCCCCTGGTCATATGACTTCAACTGTAAAGTGGACACGCCACCTGTCGGGACATGCCGCACAAAAATAGTTTCAACCGCGTCAGCCAGACCGTGTTTGACGGTGACTCGCAGAATACGATCGCCCGGGATCATTCCCGTGCCGAAGGCGCTCGTATCACCCGGCTTACCGAGCAGCGTCGCTTGTAGCACGTCGCGAGTCGTCTTGCCGGTGTCGCCCGCAGCCCACGCGTCAATCGGGCGATCAAACCGGTACCCAGGCCAAAAGTCTGGATACTCACCGGTTAAATGCAACGTGTCCTCGTAGGTACCGCAAAGCGTCTTGCCCGAACGGTTACCCCCGAAGAGACCACGCTCCTGGTGCGTCCGGCCCAGCTCGAAAAACTGCATCTGCTTCGGGTAGCCAGAGCGTGCGGCTTTGCCCGAGTCTGTGAAGTACCGATCAACGCGCCTGCGATTCTTCTTGCGCAGCCAGTCTTTCATGGCCTCCAGCATCCGCAACTGCGCGGGCAGATGCATCTGCTGCAGCGTGCTCAAAATCTCCGCGCGCGGCTTTCGGCACAGATCCTCGAAGCTAAGCTCCGTCATATCAGGTCGCCGAAGTCTTCCTCGACGGGCTGGGGTGGTGCGAGCTGCGGTGTCGGTACCACCTCTACGTGCACGTCAATCGCGTCCGGTTCGGAGCCGCCCGGGAGCATGATCTCGCGCACCTGGGCAAAAAGACGGACGATTTCATTCGATACCTGTTCCGGAGTCTGCCGAGTCAGATCATTCACGTCGACTTTGATCTTCTCGTCGAATCCGGGGACGCGTGCGGTGAGAATCTTCGTCAAGAGCTTGTCGTTGCCCTTCAACGCGTCCTGAGTCGCACGCTCCTCAAGAATCTGGTACGCCAGGGGCTGGACCTTCGTAACTTTCGCGGCAAACTCGGCGTTGCGCTGCAATTCCAGCTGGTATTCGAACGGGGAGACGCGAATGGCGTCACGCGCGGTCGCTATGTCGCCCGTATCCACGTACACGCGGATCAGCATCCCGCGTTTGTCCTCATCCCACTCAAAATCCAGGTCGTACGGCGGCACATGGTGCACCCCGATGCGGTCTTCGAGGGCGTCGTAGGCCTCGCGGAACACCGTCGACCACGCCAAGCGTGACTCGATGATGGCCGGGCTCTGACTGACGCGTTTCGCGGCCTCGTCGAAGTCTTTGACGTCAGCGTAGGCGGCCAAAAAGTCCTTTTCGAGCTTCGACGGCTCCAGCGCGCGCTTCAGTTCCGGCTTCGCCCGCTCTTTATACCCCGATCCCGTCTTGTACTCGACGGCGCCTTTGCCTCCGATGAGAGCCTGACCGTTTCGAGCGCGGTCGCAATCGACGCACATGCGCGGGTTCGAGACAAATCGCGGGGCTTTGTGCCCATGTGAGCAGACATCGCCGATGTAGAAGTACTTCCACCCGCGGTACTTGGCCTCCGCGAGCTGGACGAAGCGCGTCGGCATGTTCGAATACATGTTCGGGCGCCCATCTTTGGTGGGGCAGACCGACGTGGGATCGATCTGCGGCCACTCGCCGTCCGCCGTGCTCATGCCTTCTGCCAATCCTCGTTCGCCGACATGAAATTTCCGCGCCGATCGTACCCCGCGCTCTGCTGCCACATCATGGCATCGCTCTTCGATTCAGTCGGGTCGATGAGCATCAGCGCTTGGGCCCATACGACAAGCAACTTGCCCGCGCCGGGGCAATCCAACCGGTCAAAGTCCAGCTCGGTATAGTTCCGGAGCGAGAATTCAACGACCTCGCCGACCTTGACGGGCAGCGGGCGCATCGCGCCGGTCTCCGGGCCGTCCTCAAACATCATCTGGCGGCCGCTGGAGCCCATACCCATGTTCTGGTTGAAGGCCACAAGGCGCCGCGTGCGCCGGCCTGGGCCCGCTGCAACGATGACGCCCTTCTCCAGCTTCACGCCCGCGACATAGAGCCCGGCTTTGTTCTCGTAGTCGAAGCGCTTGATCAGCACTCGATCACGAAGAACGCGCCACTTCGAGGCGACCTGAGCAAGTTCCGGTGGCAGGATCATTTCCACTGCTCCGCGATTGCGTCCAGCTCGGCCTTGTGTTCGGCCGCCGTCTTCAGGATCAGATCGACATCCGTGTCGCGCATGATTCGGATCTGTGTCCCGTCGAAAGTAGACTCCATGCCAGCGGCTGCGCCGAACTGCACGTAGTCGCCCACGCTGCACTCCATCGGAACGAGCCCGGTGCCTTTACGATTCGACTTACCCGGCCCGACCGCGAGCACGAAGCCTTTCAGAACGCGCTGCCAGTCCGGCAATGCGATCTTGGCCGGCTTAATGTCGTCCGGGCGTATGACGACCAAGTCGCCCACGCACTTTGATTTGAAATCCACGAGCCTCACCTCGATTTGTCATTTAGCCGGAGCCGCCTGACACTGTTGCAATGGAGCAGAGGGAGACAACGTCCACCTTCTGCGCCTGAAATTGGTTGCCAGTCACGGAGTCGAATGCGGTGTAGGTCCACGAGAGCTGGCAGATCTGTGAACCCTGATATGGGTAGGTCATCACCATCGCACTGGCCGGGATTTGCACCAGCATCTCCGTAGCGAATACTGAGGAGGTGCACGCCTGGGCTGGGTAATTTCCGCCGCCGCTGGGGAAAATGTACGGGCCGAACATGATGACGGCGTTCGTCAGGTCGTCAATCTCCAGCTGGAGGGAGGTAGGCACCACCGGCGTGTGCGTACGGTCAAGGAACGACATCGCGGCGAACACATCCTGGCCGGCCCAGAGGATGTTGTCCGTATACGGCAGAGTCGGCTGACCCTGCAGCGCGCGATTGCTGACAAACATCCGGGGCTACCAGAGTCCGCTCTTGGACTTCTCTCCGGTCTTGCCCTTGAACGCGCGCGGCGGCTGATTGGTCAGCACATGGTTGGCGCGGCGATGCACGTGTTCGTGTTGCGCCGTCGACACGCGCCCCGCAATCCAGTTCTCAGTGGCCTGCCGCTTCTGGCGCTTGGCCTCCTGCTTGATCATGTGCGACTCGCTGGGCTGCTTCGAGTTGGCCAGCTCGCCGTGCTGCTGCCCATGCTCGGTCGCCGAGGCCTCGCCCTTCGTGGTCTTATTCTTGCGCGGCTTCACGGCGCGCTTCTTATCCTCCGCGGGGGGAGTTACCGAATTGAACAGCGCACCGATCAACGGGCCGCCGAGAGTTGTCTTTGCCATGTCCGTATTCCTCTAAACTCGCCATCTCTGACGAGTGCGAAAACCGCCTTGCGAACCGCCCCCGCCACCGGCGGCAGCCTGCAGAGCAATAGTGCCGCACAAGATATCGCTGTTGTTTGAGGCGGTGAACGTGGGCTGAATCGCGCCCGCCGTGCCTTGCACTATATATTCCATGCAACAGGAGCTGAATGTCCCACTGCTGGCTCCGGAGCAGTTCGTGTATCCGGTGCCCGACGCTATGGTTCCGCTGCCGGAGACCCAGTTCGCGAACCCGAAAACAATGTCACCATTGTGGGCGGTAGTAACGTTGAACGACAGGACGGCGTTAGTGCCAGTCCCCGCGAAATTACTATCTACGGTATTGCCGCCATCGGTAGCGCCAGCGCCACCCACTGCGACCGCCGCCAACCCAATATTGGCCGCAGTTCCAAGACTGAAAGCAACTGTGTGAGAACCCGAGGCGGCGCCTTGATAGACGTACTGCAGCAGGGTCTCGCTGGAACTATTTACCGAACTTCCGACCTGAGTGGCCGCAAATCCGTCCACCGTACAACCAGGAGCACTACCGCTTGACCCATACTGGGCCCAGATCACGATATCCGCGTTGCTCGCGGGCGATACGACGGCAATGGACTGCGCGGTCGCAGCGGTGCCGAAATAGCTGCCTACCGCGGTGCCGACATTGAACGCCATGGGCGTTTACTGCCCGGTGCCCGCGACGAACTGAAACCCTGTTGCAGACGATGCCACGAACCACGATCCCGCGGGCAATTCAAACGTCTCGACGCTAGCGCCAAGCATACCGATCGTATTGACGGTCGGCACGTTGTCCGTCGGGGCGGCGCCTGCAGTCACAGCGTTGCTCTGCCCCCAGGTGAAATACTGGTCTGTGCCTGAAGCCGCGAGACTCTTCACACGGAACGAGATTGCGCCACTCTGATTCTGTCCCGCGGTCACGACCTGACGAGGCGTGGTACCGATGAACGTCAACGGGCTGATGGGTTTAAACGTAGTGTCGATTGACATGATCAGATCCTTGGATGTCAGTTGCTCAGGGTCACGTAGAGCATCCCCGAGGAGTACGTGGTGAAAATCTTGCCCGGGCCGCCGGCTGCGCCGGGCGTTATGAACGCCTCAGTACGCGCCAAAGTGGCGGCGATACCGGTGATCGCAAAAGATCCGCTGGATGCGAGCAGTACGTAAACGGGTGTGATATTCTCGGCGAGCGTAGCGTTCTCGCCGGTAACCGCATATACGCCAACCGCAGCGGGGAGATTGTAGCCCCCAAGCTGCGAGAGCGTGATCTGATTGCCGGTGATGGCGTACGCGCCAGCGGGAAGAGACAGAGCGTATCCGCTAGACGAAGACGCGCCCAGCACATCGTACGCGCCCGCGTTGGCGAGAAGAGTGAACGACGTCGTACTGAACTCAAACAGCGTCGCGGCCTGCCCGGAAACCGCGTACGAGCCAGTGCCAGCCGATAGCACCGCGGCGTTTGTCCCAAGCGTAACCGCCTCGCCGGTGATGGCGTAGGGCCCGCTTGAGGCGGTCAGCGAATAACTAACGCCAGTACCCGGGGCCAGCGCAATGGTCGCGCAAATAGTGTCCGAATTGACGCTGTTCGTAGCTGTCGGCTGAATCGCTCCGGCCGTCGTTTGTACAAAATACTCGCCGAAAAAGTCAGTAGTGACGAACCCCAGCGACGTAAACGCATTTGGGCTCGTGCCCGCGCTGGTAGCTCCGCCACCCGAGACGATGTTGAAGAACGAAAGGATCGCGTCCCCGTTCTGCGTGGTCGTAACACTCGGCGCATGTACTGCATTGGCGCTGGTGCCCGCAAAGTTCGAGTCTCCGACGCCGCCCCCGTCAAGCGGAGAGTTGGCGGCGCCGGTAACGTAGAGACCGCCAACGTAAATATCATTCGCGCTGCTAAGAGTCGCGGTAACCGTGTGACTACCGGCCGTCGAAAGCGGCAGCAGCCACAGCGACCCGTTAAACGAGGAGCTGCTGACGTACGTCGACCCGACCTGGGTGAGCGCGCCGCCGACACTATCAACGACACTGTTGAGTGTTACACCACCGCCAGGGTTCCAGCCCACGTACACGACAAGAGCCGCGTTCGCGGGCACCCCCGTAAACGTGATCCCCTCAGAGGCAGCGGTGCCGTGAGCCTCGACCGGGGTGCCGTATGTAAAACTCACGCGTGAGCCTCAGTCCATGCGAAATACGCTGAGCCCTCGCCCGCCGCCGGCAACCACTTCTGAATCGTCAGCGTGGTGGCGCTCTGGGTCTGACCGATGCTGAAGGCGTAGGTACCGGCACCCTGGGTCGTGCCACTGATCTGCGGCCCGATCACGCCGTTCGGCACCCCGGCTCCGCCGGTGACAACCCAACCCGTATCGATCGTATTGCCGTTCGCGTTCGTAATCGTGATCGTGCCGACGTACGAATTGAACCCAGTGGGCACCGTAGTGCTGATCGAGGCTGTGATGGTCTGCGGCGCGCCAAGGATTTCGCCCTGCCACATATTACTCGCGGGATTGCCACCGTAATTCGTAATGCCACCCGGATCGGGGCTCGCCCACAACGAGGTGCTGAATCCGGGGGTGAAGGACGTACCGTTCGCGCTAGACGTTCCGCCGTCGGCCCATTGCGTCATCGACACAATGTAGGGCGGAGTGCCACTGCTATTAGATACACCAAACTCGCCCGCGATTGCCGGTAACGGGTAGCCGATACCGGTGAAGGCCTGCCCGTCGACCGTGTAGCTGCTCTGGCCCTGAATGACATTCTGCAGAACCTGCAGAGCGTACGCGGTATTGTAGAACCCGTAGCTGAAGTTCGGGTCCGGGCTGTTCGGGTAATTGCTGCCGTACGGGTGCCAGTTGTGCGCCAGCTGCGGCGGTCCGCTTAGCGGATCCGTCGGAAAGTAGTCCGTGATGTTCGTGAACCCGGTAGCGTAGGCCGGGCCGCTGATCGTGCAGATGTTGTTGCAGCCGACGAAGGAGCGAATGCCGGTCAGCACCTGCTGGTATCCGGCCACACGCCACCACCAGTTAAAACACTGGCCGCTGGTAGTCGTGTTCGGCTGTCCGCTTGCGCCGTAAAAACCCGAGGGGATGCCGACCTGGATGCCGCCGGGGTTCAACGTACCGGTACCGATGTTCTGGTTGTTGTAACCTGAGCACCAGCCGCCCTGACCCATGAGTTTCGTCAGGGTGAGCGCAGATCCGGTACCGCCATTGGCGGTGTTGAAGTTTACGTTCTGCTGATCGAGCTGCGGCTCATTGAACAGCTCGAAGATGATATCCTGAAAGCCGCTCGAGCCCCCTCGGGTCGGGTCGTTGAACTGGCCCGCCGCGCCGACGACGCCCCCTGCACCGGGGATCCCGTTCGCCGTGTTGAAGGCTGCTGATCCCAGCTGGCTGGCTAAAAACGCGACCATGCCAGAGGACGCATAGCCTGAAGCGTCCGTCGTGCCCGGGGCGCCCCCGTAGGGTGCCGCCCAGTACTGATACCCTTGATCGTAATCCAGGAACAGAGGCTGCCCGTAGGCGCCCACATATCCCTTCACCCCGCCGAACGTATAAGCCGGAGCGGACCAGTGCGCATTGACGATCACGTACAGCCCGAAGTACCGGGCCCAGAAGATCGAATTCAAGAACCCGGGCTTGATCACTCCGTTCGGGTCACCAGCGTGCGTGGTGCCATTCCAGGACGGCGAGGACGCGGACCCTTGGATGACACTGATCGGCACGTTCATGAACGCAGTGGTATCCATGACGATACGCACCGCGTTCAGCTTGCGAGTCAGCGCGAGGGTGCCCCATGGAGGGCCGCCGCGTCCGCACGCCGCACCAAATTTCGCGTCATCCCCGCTATAGCCGGAGTAGATCGAGTTGACCATGTACGCGGCATTAGTCGCGCGCAACTGGATGGGCACGTTGTGCCCGTTCACGAATTGGCCCGCGGCGTTGACAGCGATGACGCCGTCATAGCCGCTCACGGGCGGCCCGCTGCCGGTCTCGGTCAACGCCAAAGCAGGCGCCATGATTCCGTACCGCCCAGGAGAGGCAGTCAGGACCGATGGCGCCTGATTGAAGGCGATGTTAAGCGACGCCGGCACGGTGTCGCCTTAAGCTACTTGGAGAACGCCGTTCGTCGGATCCAGAGTAACCGTGAAAGTATTGCCGACGGCGAGCGCCAGGGCCGAACCGTAGTCCCACCAGCCGATCAACACGCCGGTCGTGACGTCGTACGCTACGACGTAACGGAACGGGCCCATGGTGCCGGTCGCCGTCCAGGTCGGGGAGGCGAGCGAGGCGATGTACTTGTACGTGCCGCCCGACTGAGTGCTCGAAGTCAGCGATGCCGTCGCACCGCCGGTCGTGTAGCCGTTGCCGCTGGCGAGTTCGGTGCCCGAGATCGAGGAGTAGGTCGTGTTGGTCGCGACCGGCACCGTGTTCGTCAGCATGAACTTCACGGTGTCGGTCGACAGATTCATCGCGCCGTTCGGCATGTACGCGGCGAATGAATTAAACTTATTGAATGCGGCCATTAGCGAGGATCCTTGTCAGTTTCCGGCACCGGTGGTGCCGCTGCGGGTTCGCCCAATTGAGCGCCCGCCATTCCCAGGAGCCCCGTCTCTGCGGTGATCCCGTAGTGACCCTGCAAGGGGTCCACCTTGTGTTCAATCAATTCGGTCATGGATATGCCTTCAGCATGTCGATAATCGACTGTGCGGTCGCGCGGTCGCCTTGAATGGCGAGCTGGCAATGATTGGGCTGGATCTTATCCAGCGCGTAGGAGAGCTGCCGTAGCAGCCACAGCTGCACGGGGTGCAGCCCAAAGGAGAGGACGAGGCGGAACGCGCTCTTGCGCTCGGGCCGCGCGGAGTCGGCGAGCTGCACGAGACCGCACAGCGTGGAGATCGTGATGTCGTTGCGGTTGAATAGCAACGCCGCGCCCAGCCGGTCAAGACCGATCAGAACGCGGTAGCTGTATGTACCGCCCCAGGCCATGCTACCGATCGCGCAGGGCTTGATCGCCCTCTTTGCTCGGATCTTCGCCGGGGCCTACGGCACGGCTGTACATCGACTTCGCGGCCGCGGTCAGGTCCGTCTGCACTGAGCCCGAGAGGCTCTGGTCCTTAACGTCGGCCACCACCGTCTTCTCGGCTACGCCCTTGCGCTCCTTGCCCTTGGTGCCTTCGACGCCGGCCTTGCGACCCTTCAGGTACGCTTCGCCGTTCATGTTCGCTTTTTCGTTCATGCCCATGTGGAAATTCCTTGGTGTTACGAGACCGCGGCGCCGCCGAGATCCTGGAACGTGACGGTCGAGGGGGAAGTGACCGTCACGAGGTAGTTGCGCTCGATCGTGGTGGCGAGCGTGGCCGTGCCGGTGATCGTCACGCCGGTGCCGGCCGTCAACGTCAGTGTGCCGCCATTCGTATTGCGGATAGAGACAAAGAACGTGATCAGATTGAGGTTCGGTACGCCCTGTGGCGGGCTGCCCGAGGCGCCCTGAATCAGCAGCGACTGGTACTTCGCGAGAAGTGCCGTCTGCAAATTCGTCACGATGTTCGCGGCCGAGTCAGTCGTGAGCGCGGTGGCGCCGGAGCTGGTGATGTAGTTCTCGACGGCGCCAGCCAGAGCCGAAGCGGCGAGCACCCCCGAAGCCTGCGCGGTCGCGGTATACTGCGCGTTAGGCAGCACGTTGATCGCGTTATAGAAATCGTCCCGAAAGACGCCGAGTTGAGCCATGAGAGATCCTCAATGCGCGCGAGGGCGCCAAAGGACGCAACGTCCTACGAATGAGGACGTGGGGGTTGATTGCCGGGCGTAGCGACTCGGGCACGTAGGTCCCGAACCGCTCGCGCGGTCAAGCATAATTCAGTAGTCGGTGAACACCGGTTCGTTGAACCGTTCCAGGTCGATCAGGTCAAGCGACCATGCGGGCTTTGCCCGCTGCGCGGCGGCCCACTCTTCCCAGGCCTCGTCCACCGGCGCGTCAAAGAGATCATCGTTGCGGATGATCTCGTCCTGCTCGTCGTGCGGGCCAAACCTCATGCGTCGGGCCCCGTGGTCACGTCGACTGCTTCGGAGCGCAGTCTGCCTCCAGGTCCGCGACCATCGCGTGACCATCCGGCAAAGCGTCATAGACCGCGCGGGCGGCGGCCTTGTCCATCAGCGCGCGCACCGTGCCGTCGGGCAGGATGAGCACCGCGCCTTTGAACTCGTTGCACTGGATGATCACGATCTCGGAGATCGGGTCAACCTGCTTGACGCTGGCAACGGGCTTGACCGGGGGCGCCGTGGCGCATCCGGTCAGTAGGGCGGCCGCAAGGCCTAAGGTAATCAGCAATGTCCTCATCGGCGCCTCCGTTCGAGAACCTTCTCGACGCGGGTGATGGCGGCATCGACCTCGTCCGTGAACCAGTAGATCGTGCCGTCGATGCGGATGGGCAGCGGGGCGATCTTGTCACGCAGAAGGCGCCCGAGTTCCGCATGGGAACACTGAAACGCCTGGGTCAACTGCTCGCGAGTGAAGAACGACCCGGCGCCACCCAGCGGGAGCTGGACGACGCGGGGCGTGGGGCCGGCACGAGTGGCCGGTGGCGGCGGGGCGAGATCAGATGTGCAGGAAATGGACGGCTGCATACACCACCCCTGAAACCACGGCCAGAATGCCGACGGCGGGCGCGTACGCCTTCACCTTGGTCCAGAGGGCAGCGAGCTTCGACTCAACGACACCAAGCTCGGTCTTCGCCTTGCTCTCCAGGGTCTGGATGTAGGCGACGGCGTTTGCTTCGAGCGAGGAGACCGCGGTGGCGGAAGCGCTAGCGAGGGCCGCGGCGACCGCAGACCCGAGGGTCGGCGCCGTGGCGGGAGTGGGGGAAGTCGTGTCGGTCATGGTCGAGTCCTCGCCGGTGATGAAAATTGGGGCAAGGGACTTGTGGAAGATACGCATGCGGCGAGGGGCCTGTTTCAGTTGGATGCTTGTGAGGCCTGCCGTGACGATTTCTTCCTGCCCTCACCTAATAGCCCTGAACTCGGTGAGACTTCCGTCACAATTACAGAAGATCGTCGAAACTTTCGTCAGAAATCGCTGACAGAGCGCTCAGCTCTTCGGATGTGAGGTCCCTCACACTACTGCCTTTGATCGGCCGCGGGGTGCTTCTGAGGGCCGGATCGTTGTTTCTAAAGGCTTTCCACCGGGATACAGTCGCCAGGGGGTACGCTTCCAAGGCACTAAGTCGTTGATCCATATATCGTCTCCTGTGTTTTGGTACTAAGTCTCAGAAAACAGTGTGACAGAAGTCTCGATCTGTGTAAAGTGATTTGGAGCCCCGGAGCGACGATGGACGGCCATCCACTATCCCTACAGTCTCCAGGGGGTTTCGACTTTTCTGCGGTGCAACACGGCGGTACCCCCGCGATGGGCGTCCGAGCGGCTGCGAGCGCGTGATGCCAATGGAATCAACGGCTTGCGTGACTCGAACGGGGACGCGTCTTGGTCGTCGACACATTACAAAGCTGTAATGCAGGCGTTGGCCCTACCAGGGAGAGGGGCAGGTGTCGGCCGAGTTAACCAATAATGTGTGATCTACGCCACATATCGCGAGGTTGAGCACCTGCACGCCAGCGCGTTCGCAGTATGCGACGATTAAAGGGGCAGACAGCTCGTCGCCGCCTGTTTACTCTTGCTCGGATAAAGGGTACGATGGTCCTTCTCTCTCCTAGGATGAGTGAATTCACTCTCTCTAGGGGTAAAAACCACCAAGCCAATGATTACCCGATAAGAGGACAGCGAACACCATGTGGACCGAAGCAGCTCGACGCCATTCACTAGAGACCAAACGAGCTAGAGCAGCAGCTAAACGTAAGGAGCGAGGCCTACCCGCTCACAAGCTCCCACCTGGGCGCCCAGCCACCATGGCGCGCGATGTCATCGCGAAGATTGTGAGCGAGCTTGAGGAGGGTCAGGAGCAGCCAGCGCAGGCGTGGCAGACGCGGCTCAAATCCGATGCCCATACCCTCTATCGCAAGCTGTGGGCGACCGTGCACGAGGCCTGGACGCATGGGCTCGAGGACCTATTGTGATCCAAGCCCCTTGACGCGAGCGGGGGCGCCCGACCTATTCTGCGCGCAGCTGACGGGGCCAGCTGGCCGACCACAACGCTGGCATACCTGATCGAAGTGCACCGATAGAGACCAGTGAGCCAGCGGCCCCCCGAAGCTCAAGCCTCTTGACACCCGAACCCTTGCAGGTGTATCCCTACGCACTGGCGAGGCTGCTGGTACCGCTAGCGAGCCCACGGCACGCGCCCCGAGTAGCTACTGGCAACCCCAGCAGC